GTCCAGGGTATACCCGATTTCATACCTCCAGGAGTTTTGACCCTAATACCATGATTGGTACGACCAATAGTTTTGACACTTCTACGCATATAGGCTAAAACCCGTTTTGGGGCACCCATAAACTCTGCCATTTGAGTGAAGAAGTTTAATAAAGAGGCACTAACGCTCGAATCCCACTTCGACACGTCATCCTCATACCATAACCCATAGTCCTTAAAATCTGCCCATTGCCCGATTCTTTCGCCAGTCATCCCCCCGGCGTAAACTATGGGAGAACCAATACCCCACCGAGACTTTAAGGCCTCAGTTGCATTTTTTACCCAAGCAGCGGTTTCAACCACTAAACGCGGTCTACAACCAAAAATTGCTCGGGCGGATTTTTGTTTCAATCCAGCTGGAGTACGGTATAATAAATTCTCAATTTTAAGATGTATCTTTGATTTGCACTCCCTCAAAAGCTCACCGGCAGGGACCCAAACCCTTCGGTGCTGCCCACAGGCCTTTAATTTTTCATAAGACCTTAGGTACTGAGCTTTCATACTAGGTGAAGAATTACTAGTTTTAAGCCAATCCAAAAATTCCCCATCAGGGACGCCTCTAGGTAAGAGTCGTTGGAAAGCCAGTTTCCTCCAGCCCCAGAAATTTTGAGAAATGTCCTCATCCATTTCTATTAGAGGCATAGTAACTCTAGTGCGTATAGCAGCATACATATTATATGAATTATTTGAGAAATGTATGGGTTTATATTGTTCGAATTGTGATGATAATGAATTGTAAGTGATCCCACGAGATCTCATGTCCTTTTCAAGTACAACTGATTTGCCAGTGCACCTAACAGAACATTTTTCTCTAATGGGTGGAAGTTCCCCAGAGTAAGCTTGTATGCATTGGGCGTTTGGTAACCTAACGCCTCGAGCCAAATTGAAAACGCAACTCCGGAGAAAATGCATAATAATACCAATGTTTGTTCTTGGATATGGACAAAGATCCAAAAATCCATAATAAAAACAGAAGAAACAAAATGCAAAACAAACCAAAATTTAAGGGGAGATATTGAGATAATGATATAATCGTCACGAACATGACGAAGGTGATAAGTGTAGCAAGGGGCCAGCCCTTGTAAAATTTTGGAATTGGGTGCTGAGACGCGAAAAACAATGGTTCTCCGACGTCTATGGCCAAGGCCCCCAAACCATGAACCTGATGAGAGAAGTCGGGATTCACTAAGTGGTCTTCCCCTTCAACACGACTGAAGTGTGAACTAGGACGCACATTGAATTTTCGCAGCAACATAGCACATGTTGAGTTTAATTCTTGCATTAGAATAGTCCTTTCCTCAGGGGTAGGATTCTTTTTCCAATGCGTTTGCATCCAGACTAAAGCCTCATCAACAATACCAGTTGGTAA